CCATCCTCTGCGGTCAGAGTGATCGATCCGCTTGCGCTGTTAATTTTTAAAGCCATTTTTTACACTCCTAGAGAGGACGTTTTTCGGTGTATGTATTGACGACCAGCCTGGCGTTTGCCGGGATCGTTAATGTTGCACCGTTGTTGATTGTGGTTCCCGAGCCTGTCTCGTATTCAACCGACGCATCGAGCGTCTGATCTGCGCTGATCGTCGTCGCTGCGTATTGATAAATCTCGTTGACGCCGGCTGTCACAAACACCTCAGCGCCCCCGGAGAGACTGATTGCGGATCCGCTGTTGCTGCTTTCTAGGACGCCGCGAGTGAGCGTCGTTCCGCTGGATCCGACAACTCCGCGACCGAGCTCCCAATTAGAGCCATCCTCTAGGGCATAGGAGACGGCATCGCCATCAGACAAGCCAGCCGCCGAGAATGTTTGATAACCATCAGACGCACCGGTCAAAGTCAGGGTCGACGTCCCGGTTGTCGAGGTCGTCATTTTCGCTCGGTTGACTAGCTTGACCATCGATCACCTACGCGAGCTGAAGGACACCATTCGCCGCCGAGAAATCGACCGTGAAGCTATCGCCGTCGTTAAGTGTCAGCGCTGTTCCATAATCGTAATATCCGATCAATGGGTCCGCTGGTGTCGCGACTGTGTCGTTGTAAATGTAAAGATATTGAAACGGACCGACGGATCCGCCGCTCGCTGTCAAAGTCAAATCAGCAAGGACCAGCTTGTAAGTCCCAGAGGTTTGAGTTGACGATGTCGTTGTGACATTTCGTGAGCTGCAATTCGTATATGAGATTTCTGTGACGTTTGCGAGAACGCCGTTTCCGTCTCCTGTCGGAGCTGTGCTCTCCGAACCTGGTGCAGTATTTGACAAGGCGATAGCGATCTGATCGCTCTCGAGATCCATGTTGTGGACGGCATTGAGAATGAAGTCCGCAATTTTGTTGAACGACGCCATGAGAAGGCTCCTTATTAGCTATAGCGCCCCAATTTTAGCGCGCCGGTTTAGGTTAAATGAAATCCTTTTTTTGGATTGTTTTTCCGACCGAGGCCGGGATCAGCTCGGCTTTTCAGGCCAAGTCGGATTGCGAGGATCGACCGTGTTCTCCGGGAGAGACCTGAGCGTCGATCTGTATGTTTGCCACGCTTGCTTTTCTGCGTCAGTGAGAGGGCTGTCGATTGCTTGCGTCCAGTCGCTTAAACTCAACTCTATATTGCGCATATCTCTCAGAACTGCCCAGGCTTCCTCAATAGGGACCAACCTCTCCTGATCTGTCTTTGCGACAGGAGCTCCGTCGACAATTTTGTATTCATCGCTGGAATATTGTCCGGAAATGTAAGCGTGACCAGGAGCAACATTTAAAGCAAGGTCGTCATCGCTTCCGATAAAAATCGAAACGATTTCACCGTCGCTGTTATAGATCGTGTATGCGTTCATCGTTTCAGCTCAATGAAGGTGATTGAAGGTATCAAAAAGCGGATCGACGTCGCTGACGATAAGTTGGTGACGTTAGCCTTAAGATAATAAGTCGAGGTCGAATATTGTGTGTCTGAGTACAAGATAGATTGCGTGAAAGAATTTTGTCCCTGTGCCTTAGAGTTGTTAAAACCAGCAACCACGGATGACCCGCGATATAGTTTATAATCAAATGATCCGTAACCTGACGTTGAAGCGCCGACTGTTGTGACAAACGACGATGCATTGATTTGAGCAGGCGCACCGCTACGCGAAACAGTAATCGACGCGATGGTCGTTTCACCAGATGAGGTATTCAAATCCGTATATCCCGAGCCGATGCTCGCCTGTGGAAACGTGATTTGATTTGATCCAACTTTAAGCGTTGTGACTGCGCCGTTTTGAATTTTCGCATTAGTGATAACCGCGTCGTTGATCATTGCCGCTGAGGTAATAACACCGCTTGCAGCAAGGACGCCGGCGTCGATTGAATTGGCGACAATATTGTCAGCCGCTACGACGCGACCCACGATCTGAGCTGCCGAAATCTGCCCGGTAAGCTGACTAAAGTCGACGCTTCCGGTCGATGCGACTGTGTTCTGCCACTGAGAGCCGTCCCAATAATAAAGCTCACCAGTCGTCGTTAAAAAGACTTGCTGGTTCGTGTAGTCACCCGAAGCGGGCAGAGAGGAGACCGGCTCAATGATGTCTTTACCCTGATCGATAAAGAGCTGACGAACGCCGTTTTCAAAATCGTTGTCATCGATGAACGTCGTCGTCGCCGAAACGCCAGACGTAAACGCTGATTTGTTTCCGCTGTAGTCGACCGATTTCAAGAAATAATATCGCGTTTGAGACAAGCCCAGGTTGCCGCGATAAAAGTGATCCCCGGCGGAAATCCCGACCAAGCTCGCGCTTGCTGAGCTGTTTGTCGTCGCCTCATAAATCTCGACATAATTAAGGTCACTGTCCGACGGATTTGTCCACGATATATCAATGTGCTTGAACCCGCCGGTCGCTGATATCGATGTCGGCAATCCTGGCGCGGTGACGTCACCGCCGCCGGTAAACGTCACCGTCGCATAAGGACCGCGACGACCATTCACTCCGACAGCTCTCACTCGGATCGTGTATTGAACGCCGTCGACCAGAGGCGACAGCTCGATCGATCCCTGTGTCGTTGTCGTTGTGTTGTAATTGCTGTCCGCCGTCGCTTTCCATTCGACATCATAATACGAAATGAAAACGTCATTCGGAGCTGTCCAGGTCAAGATCACACTGTTCAGGAATGTTCCGTCTGATGTCGTGCGTCCGCCGCCAGCCGCGATAAGGTTTGTGATCGTGAGATCGCTGAGAGGCGAGGGCAGGGTCGGATCGTTTCCATCGATGTCCTCCTCCTCAGCGTTCCAGTCGAACGCCGCTGACGAGGTTTCCCGGAGCGTTAGGTTTACGCGCTGATCGCCAGCGTCGCCGTCGTTAAAGAAACGCCAGCCGACGACCTCGAACTCTTTGGCTGTCATGCCGTAGCGAGAGTTTGTGATCGCGACGATGTCGCCGACCTCGACGTCCAAAGCTTTTAGACTGAAATCCGCCGTCATCGTCATTTGCTCGCGCGACCGGAAAAGCGTCATTTTTGCCAGCCGTTGCGCCATCGTCCCTGATGTCGTCAGAGGCAAGGTCAGATCGATTGCACTCTCGACATCGTTGTCCTGAGCGATCCAGACCGTTGACCGGATCTCTGGATAATCAGCCCGGACATAATCCTGGTTTGCATCGACAAACGTCCCGCGAACGACGTTGAAATTGTTGCGACGCGAGTGTTTTGTCTCGAGCGTGATTGGACCCCGGAAGTCATCGAGGGTGAACGTCTGAACGCTCGAGGTGTAGTCCCCAGCTTTCAGGTGCCATTTACCCTGACCCCAGAAAAGCGTCCCTGCGCATGATGTCATCATGTCCGTCAGAATATCGCCTGGTGCCTGAGACAAATTGATCACGCCGTTGATTTCATATCTGTTTTCACTGCCGCCAGCGTCTAGGGCCACGCTCTCGTCGCATACGTTCGCCGCTGTCGAGAATGAGGTGTCGTTTGTATCGCCGGAGCTGTTGAGACCATATTTCGAAATCAAATAGTCCCGAATGCAGAGTGCAGCATTGTTTGAATATGCCGTTGTCGACGTCCGAGGATCCTCGACTTTTTTGCCTTTGATCCGCGCCGTAAACAATGGGATCCCCTGGGCGAAAACGTCCTGGTCATATTCAAGTCGGACATAAAGACAGGCGATCCCCTGTCCTCTGAAATTTGTGTCGTCTCCGGTGTCCTTGCCTTGCCACTCCGGGCCGTCCGTTATTCCCGACAAAGTGGAATATACATTTTGATTTGCCGCCCCGGTGAACTCTTTTATCAGGATCTTTTTGTTTCCGTCGTCATCGCTCCAGGCGCTATCTGTCACAAAGCCGTCAGCGTCGGTCGAGACTGTCTCGTCGTTAATATAGATTTGCTCGAACGAGTTGATCTCATGACCCGCCATTGAGATGATCATGTGCAAATATTTGTTATCGTCCCCGGTGCTCTCCAGGTAAGTGATGACGCCGCCTTTGCGGATCTCGCCGTAAACAATATCCTGAAACGCTGTCGCTTCCCTAGTATTTGTGAGCAAGCCGCGCTGACCGATGCCGCTTAAATCAGGGTTTGGAGCGAGAGCTTTTAACGCCCAGCTCGTCACCATCGTGATCCCAACATACGCCGCGACATATGCGAGGACTTGTGGAACCCCGACGCTGATCAGGTAAGTCGCGACAGCCTCGAGCCTGGGCGCATTGTCCCAGCTCTTGTGACGCATGACGTTGAAAGGATTGTTTAAGCTGTCTTTCATTCTCTAATCCATGCGCTTTCGATCCGTCGGATCGGTAAAAATATCATTCGACTTTTGCCTAGGAAAGCCGCCTTGTTTCCGACGGAGATACCGAGGGCTCGATCGATCACCCACTTGTCAGGCGCTTTCGCTGTCACCAGAGCGCCTCGAGGCGGAACATAGTTGACCCGCGTGAGCTTGCTGTCGATCGCGTCCTCGAGCGTTGTATGTCCAAACGTATATACGAGCTGGTCGCGTCGCTTATAAAGCCCGGCGTCTTTGTCGATGTATTTGTCAGCCCAATCATCCGCCCAGCCGGATCCGTACATTCTCCGGAAAGCTTCATTCGTAAACATAAAACAGTCGTGAACGTGCCACATAAAGCCGCGCCCTTTGACCTCGTCGAGGTATGCGCTCAGCGCCGGAAAGTTGACCTCAACCCTCTGGGTCATTTTTATCTCGACCCCAGACGATTTGTTTGTCGGCAAGCTTTGTCACCCATTTAAAAAAGGTGTCGTTGCTGGATCCGTATCCCTCAGTCGCGATGACTGATTGATGACTTTTGTCGGTGTAACGCCGAACGACCGGGCGCTCGAGAGTGATCAATCGGCTCTCTACTGTGAGCGTTATGGTTGACGTTTCCCCGGCGTCCTGGATCGTCATCCGGTCCATGTAGCCCGAGAACACCTCGACGACTTGGCTGACAGATGTCACGCCCCAATAAATCCGGCAAAGCCGTCCCTGGTAATCCTCAGTTAAAGCATACGAGAGAAGATCATCATTTACCCCGGAGAGCGTCAGCGTCGTTCCATTCGCGCCGAGATCCGAGCTTTCCTCGAGACCCTCGATCTGTAGGAGACCGCCTGTCCCAGAGAATGTTGCAGACCCGATTGTGCGAGACCCGATCCCGGTCCACATATTGACGTCGCCGTCATCGAACTCGAGCGTCACCGCATAATAAGGCTCGATGTCTTTTAGATCACCGGTCGGATCCGCGTTTTCGTATAAAGCCGCGAGCAAAGTTTCGTCAGATCAGCCGTCGCGCCAGAGGCGTCAGCTCTCAGCGAGGGCCAAATCTCGAGCGTCCCGGATCCGCTTTGATCCTCGAGGACTTTGTAAAGCTTTGTCGACGTCCCGGTTCCCAAAGAGAAATAATCTCCCGCCTTTAGCGTCCCGGTCATTATGACTGAAACACTCCGATCGCCGCTTGATCCTGTGATCGTTGCCGACGTCGCTGTGCCGCGCGGAGAGTTGCGAAAAGGGTTTCCCAGGTGGAATGTGCCGAACTGACCCCGAAGGCTTGTGAGCCACGCGCTCCACGCCTCAGCGTCGTCCTCTCGCATTGGCTTGAGCGAGACGTCAGCTTGCCACATTTCGCCAGGATAAGCGTGAGCCTCTCCAGAGAACGTGAATGGAGATCGAGCATAAGCGACCGCGTTTGTCGCCGTAAACGTGATCGAGCTGACAGCGTTTGTTGCCGGTAAGCTTAGAGGGTATGAAATCGCCATTTATGAAAACGCCCTTTTATATTGTCCGCCGCGCATCTTTGCATCAGCGACAGCGCCTTTTGCGCTCTCC